ATTCGGACGCATTCAAACCATTCCGTCGTAGAGTAACTGGTCAAACTGTTGTGAGTGGATCTGCTCTGGCTGCCAATCCGTTTACTGCGTCAGATGTTATTGTGATTGGTGTTACAGAAATTGGGTCAGCAAATATTAACGAATACACAATTACATTGTCTGGTACTACACCAGCAAGTTTTGTTAGTGATATTTTAGCTGAAAATATTCCAGAATTGAATGTCAGTGTTACAAACGGGGTGATTACATTTACCCACATTTATGGCGGTGATATCTATTTGACAGATGATACTGGAACTCCTACTGCTGATGCTGGATTTACAAGCAACACTTCTGGAACAATTGCATACGGTACTACATTGGCGTTAACTAATTGGGAATCGCTGACCTATACTTATAGTACAACAGAACCTTATCAGGCACCTGCCGACGGTACACTATGGTACTATAGTGATCCGGCTAGTGTAGATATTATGATCAATGATATCGGAGGATGGAAAGGCTATCGTAATAGCTATTGGACCGATAAAACAGATGCCAGAGGTTATGCACTAGCAAACACAGATTCTGAAGGCGTTATTGTCAGCGCCAGCGAACCAGAGTTTCAAAGCGACGGTGTAACTGCATTGGTAGCTGGTGATTTATGGTTAAATACAGCAGATTTAGAAAATTATCCTGTCATTTATCGTTATGATGGAGCAGAATGGATCTTGATTGATAACACAGATCAAGTTGGGCAAAATGGTATTTTGTTTGCTGATGCACGGTGGGATACCGATGGCACAACTGATGTTATCACTGGGTCGTTACCATCTATTACAGACTTGCTAGCAAGCAATTATATTGACCAAGACGCACCTGACTATAGGCTGTATCCACGTGGTATGTTGCTGTTTAATACAAGACGCAGTGGTTTTAATGTAAAACAATTTATAAGCAACAAGTTTTATGCTGCATCATATCCTGACCTACCAGCGGTGCCAGGTGCATCAAGTTCATTGCCTACAGTCAAGGACACATGGCAAACAGCAAGTGGATTGAAAGACAACGGTAGTCCTTACATGGGTAGACAGGCACAGCGTCGTATGGTAACTGCGGCAATGCAAGCAGCAGTGATCGCCAATACGGAAGTGCGCGAAGATCAGTTTCAGTTTAATCTGATTGCAGCACCAGGATATCCTGAGCTAATTGATGAAATGGTTGCGTTAAACAATGATCGTTCACAAACTGCTTTTGTGGTAGGTGATACACCAATGCGTCTTGAACCAAATGCAATTGATATTGCTAACTTCAGTAACAACACTAATGGTGATGGTTTGGCTACTGCCAGTCCTTTTTTAGGAGTTTACTATCCATGTGGTCAAACATCTGATTTACAAGGCAATAGCATTGTAGTACCTGCAAGTCATATGGCACTACGAACAATTATCTTTAGTGATAATGTTAGTTATCAGTGGTTTGCACCAGCAGGCACACGACGTGGACTAGTTGATAACGCAAGTAACATTGGATATATTGATGCTGCAACCGGCGAGTTTACATTTGATGGCATTCGCCAAGGACTGCGAGACACATTGTACGAAAATCGTATCAATCCTATCACCAACTTGCCGGGTATTGGTCTAGTGGTATTTGGACAAAAAACACGTAACCCAACCGCCAGCAGCTTGGATCGTATCAATGTTGCACGTTTGGTCAACTACTTGAGAACTATCTTGGCTCGAGTAGGCGATGGATTTTTGTTTGAACCAAATGACAAGATCACCAGGGATCAGATTGCCAACATAATCAGTGGTGCCATCAATGACTTGGTAGCCAAGCGTGGTGTATACGATTATATTGTTGTGTGTGATGATACAAATAATACACCTACTCGTATAGCAAGAAATGAATTATATGTTGATATCGCAATTGAACCAATGAAAGCAGTTGAATTTATTTACATTCCAATTCGACTTAAGAACCCAGGTGACATTGCAGCAGGAGTATAATATGGGTATATATTGGGGTCCGGGTGGCCCCAATAGATTCCAACTAATTTTTGGTAAATACCTATAACAGGAGATAAAAATGGCAATTGCCTCACTAAACAAATTTACAGTTCCTTTAGCAACAAATCAAAGTGCCAGCACACAAGGTTTATTGATGCCAAAATTAAAATATCGCTTCCGGGCGGTATTTGAAAATTTTGGTGTCAGCACTGATAGAGTTGAAATGACTAAACAGGTCGAAAGTATCAGCCGTCCCAATTTGAATATGAATCCGTTTACCATTGATGTTTACAACTCAAAGGTAAACCTAGTAGGAAAGCCAACTTGGGAAGCAGTTAACGTTACATTGAGAGATGACGCCGGCGGCAACGTCAGTAAGCTGGTTGGTGAACAGATTCAGAAACAGTTTGATTTTGCAGAACAAAGTTCAGCAGCGTCGGGTATTGATTACAAATTTGTTCTCAAGTTTGAAATGTTGGATGGTGGTAATGGTGTTAATCAACCTACTGTTTTAGAAACTTGGGAGCTGTATGGCGCTCTACTAAGCACTGTAAATTACGGTGACATGGCATATGGTGAAAGCGCACCAGCTACTATTCAGTTAAGTATCATGTATGACAATGCTATACAAAGTCCAACTGGTACTGGTATTGGTACTTTGGTAGGACGAACACTGGGTGCAACCATAACTGGTGTTGTTTAAGTTCAAAGCTTAAATACAAGGCCCGGAATTTCCGGGCTTTTTTTTGACATAAATAATTAAAAATGGATACCTATGCCTAATATCTTTGATGGTTTCTTGAGTCAGATCAAGCGCGGTGACAATGTAAAAGATTATCAACACGCTGCTAGACTATTTGTTGATAATAATTTTGAAAGATCACCCAAGTATACCTGGCTGTTTCATGTATTTTTTGAGTTGAATGAACAATTTACTAGTTTGGCCACTGACAGTCAAATTGTTTCTGGCATGCTAGTAAAAAGTGCAGACTTACCAAGATTCAAGATAGATTCCAAAACCTATAACAACTATAATAGACCTTCTATTATTCAAACCAAGGTTCGTTATGAAGATATTAATATAAGCTTTCATGACGATTCAGCCGACATAATTAGAAAATTATGGTTTGATTATTATTCGTATTATTATAGGGATGCTGACAACAATTACGGTGATGCAACAGGCAATCTTAATCCTGTCTACTTTGAGCCGAACAAACAACAGACTGGGCGTAGAGCACTGTTAAACAAATTTGGTTACGGTCCAAAAATAGGAGACAGAACCAATAATTATATACGGGCCATAAGAATATACAGTTTGCATCAAAAAAGATTCTCAGAATATACAATTATAAATCCTGTCATAACTGGATTCACTCATGGAACACATCAAAATGGTCAAGAAGGTACTTTGGAAAATATTATGACTATTTCGTACGAAACTGTTTTGTATGCTACCGGCAGAACCACAATAGCAAAAGGATTTGCTGATCTTTTATATGACAAATCGCCAAGCCCGTTAACACCAGCAGGTGGTGGCACCAATAGTATTTTAGGCCCCGGCGGTATTGTAAATGTCTTAGACGACGTGATTCAAGATGGATATGGTAATAACTGGGGTGGCGCGGCATTCAAGTTAATTCGTGGTTATGAAAAAAACAAAAATGTTGATTTAATGAACTTGGCAAAAGGCGAACTTACACAGGCATTTACAAATATCTTACGAAGTAGTTCTAGTACTGGTCAGGTAAATTTTGGTGCAGCATTTAATCAGACTTTTGTACCTTATCGAGGTGCCAATCAAGGCCCGGCATTTGAATCTGCGCTACCATTGAATACCACAGCAGCACCAGGGAGTGTTGCCAGTAACGGATTAAACATCACAGGCAAAGTGGCTGAAATTACAGGTGGCATAAAAAAAGCTCTAAACAATATTCCAACAGTGGGAATTGGCGCAGGAATTTCGGGCGTGTTTGCAGATGCTCAAGGGATAATACAGGGTGCTGATCTCAACAAGGTAGTTAACGTGGCAAAAGAAGCAGGTGATAATTTAGTGGCAAGCACTTCTAATCTGATTTCAACAAACAGCTGGCAATCGGTAGTAGATGGTTTTAATGAAAGAACTAAGTCTTTGGCAAGTGCTGAAACAACTCAGGCACTACAGGAAGGGTTTGGAAAAGCGAAATCTTTCTTCAAGGGCCCTGAGTTCCAAAATACACTTACAACGTTTCAGACTGGTACAAATACACTGGTGCAACAGGTAAATTCGTTGGCTAAAACACCATTGGCTAAATTTCAGTTTCCTGCTGGTGAGCAAACAGCTAATAATTTAACATCAGATTTTTTTAAAGCACCGACCCTAAGCGGTTATCTTGGTAATAGTTCAACTAATGCACTACA